AAGACAGACTCTTCCGAAGAAGGTCTGTCTATAAATCTAATTATAAGTATATTTTCCAATCATTATATATTTATTTCTGTATCAAATTTGGAAAGGCTTCTTTTGCTACTGCTTTGGTGACTCCTTTTATTGGGTTTTTATTAATCATATTAATAATTAATTCTGCTTCAGGTGGCTCAACTGACTCTAACAAAATAATAAAAGCTTTTTCTCTTTTTACTTTTTGCATAGAGTCACCAGGTCCACCTTTAACAAATGAAATAAAATCTTTATGTCTTTTATAAAGATTAGATGGTGCATTGTAACCTTCATTTGCTTGAAATGGTGGAGGAGGGCCAGTTGGGATATTAAATTGAACACTAGTGTCGTATGTTCCTCTTAAAATATCTTTTAATGCCCAGCATTCATTCTTTTTCAATATCTCAATCTTTTCTTTTTTAGATCGAGCTTTTCTTGTATCATTAATTATATCACTTATCATTATTATATAAACTCCTGTACACTTTCAACTAACATTCTACAACGCTTAGCTACAAGATATGGGAACACTTTACTTTTATTTGCCCACTGATCCTGTGCTTCATATGTATTTATAATTTCTTCTTTAATATTTTGAGGACATTCTGATTTTTCCGTTAAATCTATTAGTTTTTTATTGCGTAAATAATTACGATAAATTTCATCACCTAAAGCTTTTGGATCTTCGAGTAGTATTGCTTTTTTCTTAGCAGATAATGGTGTTTGTCTACGGCCTTCAACAAAGCATTTATCGTCTGATAATACATTTGGTACACCATCAGTGCCACATCCAGTAAGAATGTGTTCTTCAAGATATAATCTAGGATTAGGTTCATCTACAAATTTCTTAGTTGCTGTTGACCATTGACGAACATTACCATATTTTTGTAGTTGACGAAAATCTTTATCAGCAGATACAATCATTACCTCTTCATGATTACCAAACTCTTGAGTCCATTTTACTATTTCAGCAATAGAATCATCAGCTTCACATCCCCATTGATGAATAACTTTATATGGAAAATGTTCTTTTAATTCTTCACGAACTAAATTAATACAACGAAAAGCTTCTTCCCAATCAATTTTAGATTTTTCACGAGATTCTTTGCGCTTACCTTTATATTCAGGATATACATCTTTGCGCCAGTTTCCGCCGGCATCACATACAATAACTATTTCGCCATATTTGTCTTTAAACTTTTGACGATACATACGAATACTATTTAATATCATATGGCGTATTAGATTTTCATCAGCATTTGTTAAACCCATTGCAACAGGTGCAATTGAAATACCTGAGAAGTCAATTAAAATCATAGTTGATTCCTTTCATTATATAGTTATTATATCATAGTATTACTCAATTGTAAACCTTTTATTCAGATAATTCTTGAATTAATTTTACGTCTACTTTACCTTCTTGCATTAATCTTTGACGATTAGCTAAATGACCCTTTTCAACATCAGCTTTTGATTGTCCATGATATGGAACGGCATGACCTTCATCAATAAGAATATCGGTGCACATACGTCCGTCAGGAGCAACAAAATCACCAAGGACTCTACCAAACTTACCTTTCATATCTTCACCATCTTTATTGATTTCAGTCTTTAACACGCCTTCAGATCCAAGAAGTTCTTGAAGTCTTGCTTTAGCTGCTTTACCAAAAACTTTTTCAACCTTATCGCTGGTACGAGATTCAGGTGTATCGATACCCATTACACGAACTCTTTCATCAGTTAACACAATACCAAATCCAAGATCAATATCTACATCAACAGTATCTCCATCAACTACTCTATTAATAGTACATTTATATTCGTACATTATTCTTTTCCTTTTACATGCTTTGAATGAATTTTACATCCAATAAATTCATTATAATATTCATCATTAAAAAGGACTTCACGATCAAATTGTTCTTTTGCCTCATAATAGCTCATAAGACCTTTTGTCTTACATAACTTTAGTATTTCTCTTTTAAATCTATTTTCTCCATCATTTTCTACAAGCAACTTAACTTCTTCATTTGAGCCATAGTAACTCATCCAATCAGATTGAGCTTTTTTTACTCTTCGTCTAGTTTTACCTTTTAAGGGTTTAAGTCTTCTTGTGGACCATAATGTTTTTTTCCCAATATACTTTTTACCGTTGTTTAAATCAGTTATACAGTAAACAAATCCAGCTAAGTCATCAATACGAGAATCAGCTGGATCAAACTCTTTATTTTCAAATAACCACAATATAGTATTCCTTAATTACAAAATACTATTTATATAAATTAATCGTTATCCTCTGCATCTAATAATTGAGCATTTATTTCATGTCCACAACATGGGCAATATTCAGGCTCTTTGTCTTCTGTTGATACTTGTGATTCTGCGTCACAATAATCGCACTCAATATAATAGTGTAACATATAGTCTTCCTTACGCTTCGCAACTAGCGCAGTTCATAATATCACGAACTAATTCTTGCGCAGGGTTTGCTGATCTTTGATAGTAAAATGTTTTAACTCCTAACTTCCAACCTTCAATAATTAAAGAATTGACATCTTTTGCTGGAATATCTGGATGAATAATAATATTTAATGATTGAGATTGATCGATATATTTTTGTCTTCCGCCAGCTTGTTGCACAATAGAAAGTGGTGTAATTTCACTAAATGTTTTATATACATCTTTTTCGTGTTCAGATAAAAAATCAAGATGTTGAACTGACCCACCGTGTTTTAGAATATCTACCCAAGTTTCTTCATTATCTTTTCCATGATCATGTAGCACACCTTTTAAATGTGGATTGCGATAAGTAAATTTACCTTTTGCTAAATCTTTTGTAAAATAGTTAGATGCTAGTGGCTCAATAGATGGTGATACCTGTCCAAGAATAAATGATGATGAAGTAGTTGGAGCAATAGCAGTTCGTGTTAAGTTGCGCTCACCGGTTCCTAACATACCTTTTGGTTCACCGTATTCAATTGCTAATTCTTTTGATGCTTCGAGTGACTTATCATCAATAAATTTACTAATTTTCATAGAAAGCATTTGTGCCTCAAATGATTCAAATGCCACACTTTTAGATTGAAGATATGTATGCCATCCCAATTGTCCTAAACCTAATGCTCTCCAATGTAAAGCAAAATTATAAGCAGAATGCATAAACTGAATATCTTTAGTTTTTTCAATATATTCTTCCATTACAGCATCAAGAAACCAAATCATCGTTTCTACTGCATCAGTTTCAGACCATTCATCAAATGTAGCACAATTCATGGATGCTAGATTACACACAAATGACCACTCATCACTTGATGGCAAACAAATTTCAGAACAAAGATTAGAAGCCCAAATAGGAATATCTTGATCTTTTAAAATTTGAGGCTTATTATTATTTACTGTATCACTAAAGAACAAATATGGATAACCACTTTCTCTGCGCTTGCGAAGTACTCTTGCCCATACAGTTCTTTTATCAGCATCACCATCAATCATAGATTGCATCCACTCATCAGAGATACAAACACCAAGTGACAAATGCATTATAGAAGAACCTTCTTCACGACACTCTAAAAACTCCATAATATCTGGTGAATCAATAGGCAAATACGCAGCAAAAGATCCTCTTCTTACAGATCCCTGCGCAACAACATCTACTTGAGTTTCTGTAAGATTCATAAAATGGACAGGTCCATCAGCAACTCCACCAGATTTAATTGGTTCGCCTCTAGCACGAATAGATCCAAAATAACCTGAAGTTCCTGCACCCATTTTAGTTTGCATACCCACTTCAGCATTTTTCATTAAAATCGATGCCATATCGTCTTCAACAAAAACACCATTACACGAAATAGGTAATCCTTTTTTAGTACCAAAATTAGACCATACTGGAGACGAAAGAGAATAGAATCCTCTGCTCATATAATCATAAAACTTATCAGCAAATCCTTCTTTATCAAGAATTTCTTCTGCAGCTTGAGCAATCATTCTTACTCGCTCTTCAGTTGTCATATTTCCATCAATATATCCACGACTTAAAAAAAGTCGTGAATCATCATTAGCCCACTCAAATCCCATTATATAATCCTTTAAAATAAATCATCTGCAGTAATACCCTGACCTTTTGCGTATTCAACAGGCCTCTTTTGAAAGAAATCTGTCATATTTGCTCCTAGTAATTCTTCATCAAACCAAAATGTTTGATCAATATCATCTTGATTATATATAATCTCTGAATTATCAAAACCAATTTGATCTAAGGAATCTGCCATTCTTTTAGCAATAAATGATTTAAGAATACAAGCCGATAGACCTTTTGTTTCATAATCACCCATAATCCAATCAATTACTTTACTTTCTGCTTTCAAAGCTTCAATGCATTCTTCTCTTACTCTTGATTCCAATTCTGCATCAAATAATTCTGGGTATTCTTCGCGTAATGTATTGATTAGTTTAATACCAACTTGAGCATGTAGCATTTCTTCATTTCGAGTATATTGTACTTGTTGCGCACAATCTTTCATTACAGCTTTATTACGATTCATATGCATAATAATATAAAATTGACTAAATAAACTTACATTTTCAACAAATAATGTAAACAACATGATAGAGTAGATATATTGCTTTTTATCGTCAGCATAAACTTTATTGTTATACTTACGCAAATAATCTACACGGCCTTTGATTACTTTTTCATTTAAATTTTCTTCAAATACATGAGTCAAATGCAAGACATCAAGAATTTTCTCATATGCCATATTATGAATGACTTCTGAATTAGCCATAGCATAACCCAAGTCTTTAATCGATGGATGTGGTAAATGATTACCCACATCTGCCCAAAATGATTTAACAGCAATTTCAATTTGACCAATAGCTGACATAGTCTTAACAACAATCTCACGTTCTTCTGGACTTAAATCTGATTTAAATTGTGAATAATCTGAACGAAAGTTAAATTCTTCTGGTGTCCAAAATCCTTTCCAAATAGCTTCAATAAAGTCTTTTGTCCATGGATATAAGTCTGGTTTTCTTGAGATTTGTTCTTGAAATAACATATAATTTTCCCTTGAGCGTAAAATATATACTCAGCAAATCACATATTTACTAAGTATTAATTAAAGTTTGTTTTATGATTGGTACTATTATATATCAATATTAGGTTTTTGTAAATACAATATATGGCCTTTTTTTTGAAAAAAAGTAATATATATTGTATTATTTTTTAAAATCTTTTGATATTGAATTGGCCGTTGTTTTTGAACGACCTTTTAAATTTCTATTATCGCCACTTATATTAGATAGTTTATTAATCCTATCTTCTAATTCCTGAATCTTAGCAGCAATTTTTGGATTTACTTTTTTCCATGCTTCTGGATCTTGATCGAACCATGTCCATCCATATCTATCACGCAAATAGTCACATACTTGATCAAATTTTGAATATCCCCACAGACCTATTCTAGTATCTCTTATATAAGCTAAACATGCTGCTCCAAGAAGTGCTCCAGCAATGCTAGTATAAATCCATAAGTAATCCATTTGTTATTCCTCTATAGTAACGGCCTTATCCATTGTTTTTTCGCTTTCAATATAATAATTTTTATATGCTTGTATGATTGCTTGTTGTTGACCTATATACATTCGAATATCAGATATATTTTAACCCAATTTTCCATAATCATCTCCAGTTAATCCAAATAAAACTAGATCATCACCTGTCTTTTTTAGATCATCAAAAACTTCTTCATGATTATTTGGTGTTATTGCAACCCATGTTATATCACGCTGATCAATTTGATCTGCTTCCGGTAAAACGAGTTCGGGTCTTTCAACTGGTTTAGTTTTAATCTCTACTGTTTCGGGAAGCCTCTTCAAGCTGCTGCAACCGTTCAGGGTCAACAAGAGTATCAAACAACCAAGGGCATTCACGATTAAACGCTTTTCCATTTTCTGCTTCTCTTTCTTTTTCACTTAATGGAGCGCCAGACATTAATTCAAAACATCTTAATGCATTGGCAGTTCCCCTATTAATTAATCTTTCAACTACATCTGGCTTTTCAGCACCAAGCAAACCAAGATCTAAACTTTCTAATTTCTTTGCAAGTATTTTATTCCGCGTGCGTGTACGGGTCATTTGTTTATTAACGCTTTTTAATTCATTGTTAACTGCTTGAATATTAGACTCAAGCGCGCCAATAGTATCTTTTTGAGTCTGTACAGCACCTTCAAGCTTAGCATTGTTTGCTGTTAATATTTCTATTTTTGCTTGCATATGATTCCACGTAGCATAGGCTCCATAACCTATAGAGCCTATTAAACCGATTACAAATATCATCATATAAATTTTAAGCATTTACTTGCCGTATGCGTGCTGTCTAAACTTAGTCAATAAAAGTTTTTTGCCTTTATACCTTTTATCAAATGCTGGTTCGAACCTTCTCATAGGAGATTTTTTTAATCGAGCTGGCCCACCAGTTGGATTCATATCAACGCTTCCTGCGCCAATAGATGTACCACCGGCGGATCCAATATCTTCTTCTACTTCATCTTTTTTATCATCTTTTTTATCATCTTTTTCAAGAGGCTTATAATTCTTTAGAGCCTTTTTCAAAGACTTCATCTGTTCTAGTTTGTTTTTCATACCTTCACCTTTGGTTTGATTATTCCTTGAGTTACCATATCTAATCCAATATCAGACTTTTTAGGTACTTTGATAGCTTGACACATTCCTGCCAAATTCTTGGGCGACGTATTAACCATAAAGATAATTGGATTTGCAGAAAGATATTTATGAGCGGCATCGATATAAGGAGTTTCAACTTCTTTTTTCCATCTGGCCGCAAGCTTTGGTATTTTTTTAATGGCCGCCATTTGTTTCTGATTTACACCAGATTTTTCTCTGCCTAAAGCTCCTTTGGGATCTGCCATATTTTTAAGTTCGAGGGCTGGACTGACTATTTTTGTCATATCCATAGTGGCACCTAATTTATAGTTAACCATATATCCGTCTCTAGTAAAATTGCCAGCTTTGATTTCATAATTTTTACCATCAACTACTAAATCAACTCCTGCAGAAGAGCCACCACCTAAGTGAGCATCATCTAAAATAAAGAATAACATGGCTTCACCAGGACCAACACCTTTAATGTCATACTTATGTAATTTTCCAAATGCAGTTGAGTCAATCCTTTTTAATTCCTTTAAAACTGAATTAACTTTGCCTACAGTTGGTTGACCTTTTATAGTGCCATCCATATCAAACTTCGGAAAATATTTCATATGAAATAAATGTTGAATTTCTTTTTTATATTTTAAAGAAGTAAAATCAGATCCTTTTAAATTAAATGATGTTAATGTTTGAGCCTTTGCTAAAAATTCTGTATCTAAATCTGAAACTGCCACTGCCGCCATTTCTTTGATATATTTTTTTAGCGTCATCATGACATTATTTCCCCTATAGTGATATATACTTTTTGTCTTGTATTTACATGCGTAGCTTCATACACATTTAATCCAAACATTTCACCTACAGGATAACAGTCATTTCCAACTCGAATCCAATCTTTTGGTCGTACAACCTCTTCAAATGTGCTATTTACTATTTTATTATTTTTAATTCTGTAAGATCCTGGAGCTAATGCCCCACTTTCTAATAAAAACCAACCACTTTGTTCAGATAAAAAATCAAGTGGATCAAGTCCACATTTTTCTGTGATTTGTTTTATTGACTTATCAGATAGTTCTAAATTTTCTTTAATAAGATATAAAGCTGCGCCATAACGAGCAATAACTGATTGTCCGCCTGGAGCTTTAGCCATTAAACGCTTAATATTAAATACTAAACGAATAAATGGTGTATATGCATCTCTTTGCTCTGGATAATCCAGATCGCCAGGTGTTTTAGTACGTTTACCATCTTTATCAATAAGACCTAATTCAAAGGCCTTTGTTTTTTCAAATGGTGTTACTAATAGAGCTAAAAATCTAAAAGTATATACTAAATCACCAGCCTTTTTAATAAATCCCATTCTTTATATCTTTCTTAATATTTGTACAATCTTATCATCCATTTCAATATCCACAAAATCAGTTGGCTTAATATGATTTAAAAATATCAAAAATGGTTTTATTACTTTCCAATGATCATTATTTAATTTATACTTTAAAATCTTTATGCTTGCGTCAACTCCAAAAACATTAAAAATAATAATAAGATGGTTTAGTATCAATCTATCTGCTAATCTTTCAGATTCAATATATCTATTTACTAATCTTTTTACATACTTAAATCTATTCAGATCTTCATAAAACTCCTCGACATCAATACATTTTGGATTGTAGTAATGTCGAGAAGCAAATATTAGTAAATTGTCATCATTTATTTCATCAAATAATTGCATTATGTTTCTATACTTTATTAATTTATATTATTCTTTTTCTTTTTCCGGCTTTTGGAACATCAACGCATGGGCATGTTCTTTTGCGTTGATATCCATATCATAAGAATAAGATGATTTTGTTACTTTATATTTGTGACCCTTTTGGCTTTTAAGCGGTAGTTGGATAATTTTTACAAACGGCGATGGGTGAGGATGCGTGCGATCCAAATGAATTTTTCCACCTTTATAATGAATTTTAATCGAACCTCTGTTATAATGTGGTTTTTTTGTGGTTCCAACATTTCTATCATCGGCGTGATGAATATAAGATACATAGCCTGAATGAGTGGCCTTTAAATTTTCAGGCTTGGGCCATTTACTGCTTGAACGAACTATTGCATTAGCAAGATGCCTATGATCATCCTTTTCATTCTTCGCATCGGGGATATGTGGCGATGAATACCGGTACCGATTTCCCTCGGCCCACTTATCAGCTTCTTGCTCATCTTTTTTGCCTTCTCTTATATCTTGCAAAAGCGACGCATAAGTTTCTATAATTTTTTCATTATCGTCGTTTGCAAACATTAGATTTCTCCTCTAATGTATTTAGCATACTTATCCATATAGCTTTCTGTTTTTACGGCTGGACCACCATATGGTGTGGGATCCGGCATAATTTTTTGATCACCTTTTGATGTAGGAGTATTAGGTGTTTTGGCCGCCGCCTTTGGAGCATTTTTAATAGCTTCAGCTGTCTTTTTAGCCGCAACGTTACCATCAAACTCTGGTAGAACATCCGGATGAATAGTATGCATATCAACAAATTCTTTTTCAGTCATTGTATTAGGACCAGCCTTATCAGTCCAACGATTTGCTGCCTGTTCATCGTTAGCTTGAGCTGCAGTTACCGGTGTTGAGTGATGAATTGCAGTTGGCTTAGCGGCTTCTTGAACAGACTTTGCTTTCTTTCTGTTCTCGCTGTTGCGGATCTTCTGGATCTCAGCACGGGCTGCTTTTTTGGAATTCTTATCGTCTCCATCATATGGATATTTCATACCGCGCTTTTCATATTCGGAGGCGAAGCGAGACCTCTGTAGACTTTTCCTATCTGTTGGAATAAATACTTTTTTTCCAGCGACTTCTTGCACAGATTCACCGGCATAATGAGATGCATTATTTGCACTATTAGATAGTTTTCCTGCATCCCTTAGTTTTTTTTCTTTCTTTGGGTCCATAGTTTTTACACGCATTGGCTCAGCTGGTCCACTTCCTTGCCAGTTTCCACTGGTCATACGATCCATTGGGTTATTAATTTTGTCCGCAGATTCATCAACTTCAACTGCTTCATTACCGGGAAATTTTACAACATTAGTACCGGGAATAGGTTTTTTTAGATCTTTTATCATTGCGGCGATATTTTTATCAGGTTTTTTTCCAGAATTATGATCATCAATTCTTTTCTGAGCATTTTTATATTTGCCTTTAGGACCAAGTTTTAATTGTCTGTTAATGGCTGCGTGACCTCTATCCATATAACTTACATAGTATGACCCGGACCCGTCATTCCACGGTACGCGATCTTCTTGTATATCAACCCGAATATCTTCAACCATATTACTAACACGATCCATAACAGATTCTTTTTGTGGACTATTAGCATGGCCTTGTGTCCGTAAATGTTCAAGATCATCTGTTGTAATTTTATGCCTTGGCGGAGTTTGTTTTGCTATTTTCTTTTGGCCAGGTGAAAGTTTAATATTAGCATCAACCCTCGCTTTTATGCGAGCTCGGTCTTTTGGTGATACCATACTACCATAGCCTTCATCAACCTCAACAGATTCCCAAGGAGCTTTAGCTACAGACACTTTATCTTTTGATTTAGCCATTCTTGCAGCTTTATCGAAATCACGTTGATTTTGTTTTGTACCAGGTCTAACAGGTGCAGTATCTGCTCCTTTTGCTGGAATTGACCTTTGATTATTTGCCATATTTCTATCATTATCTCCAGCTTTTGGTTGTTTACGTGAAGCTTTTAATAGTTTTTTATCATCAGGATATTTCCGTGACGATACCATCGTCGTGCCGCCTGTGCCACCACCACCGCCGCAAGCTTCTGCAACCATTGCTTCAGCTTGATCTAATGTATAGCCCTGATCGATAAGTGCTAATACATCGTCTACATTTACTGATTCGTTATAAGATGCATGCAATTTACCATCTCCTTCTTTTTTTGATAGGCTTACTCGATCACCGCCATATAATTCGCTTGCAGCGCCTTGGCCTAAATGATCAATTGCTAAACTATGAATTTTTTCTCTAGGTTCAGTGTCCAGTTCATCAGCGTGATCTCTGGCTTGATCCCAGTTACCGGCTTTAACATGTTTTGCATGATCTGCGAAATCTTTATGATCCATATGATCTTTGCCGATTTCTTTACAATAATCCATAAGACCTTTATGGAAGGCGGCTTGACGTGCAGCACCTTCTTGTAAATCTGTTGATTCATCAATTTCTTCTGGTTTATCGTGAGTGTATCCCATCTTTTTCATACGCAAATGATCTTCTTCTTTTTCGGCCTTATAACCTTTACCAGTTTTCGGATCATACATCATATGTGGCTCAAACTTATCTTCTTTATCTTCACTAACCTTTGTACCTTCTTGATCATTTTTATCATCACCAGTATAAGCTTTAAACTTCTCCTGATCATCACCGTCATCTTTTTTATTAATAGCTTTTTTCACAGCTTTTCTTTTGTTATGAAGATATTCATCAGAGCTATCTTCATCACCATCATTATCGATGTCTTTATCATCGCGATCTTCGTGATCACCTTCTAATTCTTCAGGGTCTACTTTATCTAAAGTCTTAGCATGATTCTTCTTTGCTTCAGTATTTTTTTTCTCGACCATCTCAAGATATGCCAAGCCTATGCTATTTAAATCTTTCGTTTCCATTTTTGTCTCCATTTATACAAGCTTGGATATTATAGTTCTATTTATATAATTTTTTTATTGAATTTACATCATTCCAAAATGAGCAATTGCAGATCCAATAGCCGCAACAATCATAGCCCAAAATAACTTATTAATCACGTGAACGGTATTCGCGTTTTCATTTACTTTTCTTTCAATACAATCAAGCTTCTCCGAAAATTTATTCATTCTATTCCAAGAGTCATCTCTATACTTATTATAAGCATCCATTTTTTCTTCGAATCTAGCTATATTTACTAGAGCGTCTGTTAGTTTATCGATTTTTTCTTCGATTCTATCCAACCGTTTTTCCGATCTATCGTCTGTGACCATATGGGTATTCCAGTTCTATACTACTAATTAACATTTCCAACGTCTTAACGACATTGCTTTTCTCGTTGGCCTACCCTTTTCGTCTTTCATGGGGCCTTTCATACCGCTCATACGAGCACAAAATGATTTTCGTCTTTTTGCATCTTTACTACCAGCTTTTACTTTACCAGTCACAGCGGTTTGTAAATTACCTCCACTTTTTCTATTAGCAGCATCAACTCCTTTTTGAGTCATACCAGCGCCTTTATCAGTTGCTCTAAAATGTCCTTTGGAATCTGCCCCACGTTCAGAAATATATTGTTTAAAAGTATCCATTGTTATCCTCCAAACTCATGGCCAGCAACTCTTCTCATTTGCTTATTAAATTGTGCCTGTGAAGGCTTTTCGTTATATAGTTTAATAGAAATTTCAGGTCTTTCCTTACCTTTAATTCTCCAGTTATGGCCTTTTTCTTTATGTTCAGGATTAGTTGTTTTTACAACACGTCTTTTATAACCGGCTTCCCAAGTTTCAGATTTTTTTTCATTAACTGATTCTGTTTTTATTTCATTCTTCATATAGTCACGAGCTGTATCAATATAATCGGTGGCTTTTGTAATTTTTGATTGAACCCATTCAGGCATATTATCGTTATCACTTAACATATCATGCAACTCTTGAGCAGCATCAATCATGGTCTTAAGTTGACCTTTAGACATGCCACCTTCATTGTTATATTCATTTTCTTTATTTTCTAATAGCTCTCTAAATGTTTTCATTTTATTTGCCTATTTGCTTTAATGTTTTCCATTACTTCTATATTATCTTTTGAAATAACATCGTATATTATCCAGTTAATTGGATCAGGATCAAATCTATGTTCATCAACGTAAAGTTTAGAATTACCAGGATCTACTTTTAATAATGTCCATGTCGGCTCTTTAAAATGCGTAAATCCTCGAACTCTGGCTAAACGCTTTGGTTTTTCAGTAAGGAACGTTGCAACATATGCAACCTTTGAACCACTAATTACCCAATCTCCTGAAGAAGGTTTTAATCCATTTTTTAATATACTATCAACATTTGCGGTCTTTGTCCAGTGATAAAGTGCATCTGGTTTTCCAACTGCTACTCTATTAGCAAAATATATAACAAGAGCAGTTTTACCTTCTCGATAAGTATCTCCAACATTATAGCTAATTAAGCGAGGATGTTTAAAAGCACCCTTCTCAATATCAGCTAATAATTTATCAACTGAAGGATGATTTTTTTCTGGAATTGCTTCCCGTTGAGTTTTTCTAGCTATAGGAATTTTAACATAACTATCAGTCGACTGCACCTTGCCACCATTTGGACCAAAATCTATTCCATAATTAGCCACACCAGTATCATCAGGAATATTATATTTTTTAAGGTAATTCATAACTTTTTGCTCAGGCTTAACATTAAGTTTGCCGTGTTTTTCTTCAGTTATGAATTTTCTAAATGGTTTCATTTGTTTATCTTTTCTTAAACAAAGGCTTTGTTTTGACGGAACCCTTTTGTGCAGGTCTTGATAACCGACCGATGGCTTTTTTTGCTCTAGCGGCCTTATCCATATTGTCATGATAATAATCTGACTGCATTTGCCTAATCTCATCAGGTGTTTTTCCGCTGGTGTCTATTCCTGAATTATCGAAATTTGCAAGGTCTGATTTTCTAAATGCTGTGTCCAGCTTTTTTCTCATCAAGAATCCACCAAGGCCTTTAAATGGGCCTTCTGATAACTGATTTAAATCACTCTCAGTTAAATCAAATAAAATATCATCTAATTCTTCTGAAAGTGATTTCTCATTTGTAGATTCTTTACCTTCTCTTATGTCTTGCAAAAGAGCAGCATATGTTTTAATGTTTTTTTCATTGTTGTCGTTTGCAAACATTTTAATTTTCCTTATTTTTTAACTGCTGGAATTTTAGTTACCATTTTAGTCGTAATTGGATGATCATTTAAGACTTCATCACCATCTTGAACGGTCATGCTAGAGTAATGGTCAAAATCTTCATGAGATTCACGATTTTTGGTTGGCGTGTAGCGCATGTGATGATGATTCGATACATGTGCAGCGCCACGGTGATCGTTCGCAATGCGGTCATGTTCATCTGCCGCATCGTGATTTCCAGCAATGGAGTGAAGAGTTGCATGCGCTTGATGTATGTCAGCCAGTTTATTATGATGGTGCTCTAATTGTGCTAATTCAGTACTACTTTTACGAAGATGGCTTCCGTCCGGGCGGCTCGACCGATGATCCGGATCGTAACGGTCGAGTATAGTATGAATCACTTTGGAGTGTTGATGAGCCTGTGCGTGCACAGAATTCTTCGGCTTCCCGAAAACGCTTTCGGCCGCTCTGTCACTCTTCGACAGTACAACAGGTATTGAAGTAGCTTCATCGATACCTTCTTTACCTTCTCTTATGTTTTGTAAAAGATTGGCATATGTTTTAATGTTTTTTTCATTGTTGTCGTTTGCAAACATTTTAATTTTCCTTATGTTTTATTGTTTTATTTTTTGACTTTTGCGGCTAAATCTTTATCGGCTTTACCCCAAGTACCTGAAGACTTAGTAATAAACGAATTTACACGAGCCATGCCCCACTGTTCTGGAGTTGTACCTGGTCTATGACCAGTTTTCCAAGCAGCCATACCACGGTTATATACTTGCTTTAAAACACCAAGTGGCATTCCAGACTTTTCAGCTTTATTTTCTAAACCCTTTTTATTTTCATTTATATTGTATGATTCTTTTTGAGCACTACGAATAGCTTCAGGTGTAGGTGCACCTTTCTCACCTTTCTTTCTCATTCTCTCGCCGCGCTTCCTCTTAGCATGAATATTTGCCCACAATCCAGCTTCATTTGGGCCCATGCCCATTGCTGCAGCTTTCTTAGTATGAATAGATGGTTCGGTTTCTGCTGTATCATCTCCAGGAGCTGGCTTATAAGCAGAGTTATCATCATCTGCTTTTTTGCCATGCTTTTTAAAATGTGCTTTACGATCATCAGCAGTACTTTTTGAAAGACCAGCATAATATGCTTTAGATTCATTCGTATAATATTCTTTTAATTTGTTAATAACATCTGCGGTTGCTTCACCTACATCAATAGGATCATGTTTATGTCTATTTCTTACACTATTATAATAATCCATTGCTTCTTTTCGTTCAGGCGAGCCTTGAGGGTGCATCATAGCTTTTTGATATGCAGCTGTTACATCACCTGCAGTTACTTCATCTATTGATGATTGTAATACTTTAGCGTTCTTTTTACGAAATGTTGCTAAATCTTTTTCAGAGTCATGTCTAGCCTTTGAAGCTTTAGCTGCATCTTCTTCTCTATCACGTTGTGTTCGACCGCTTGCTTTATCCATTTCACCAGAAATTCTAGATCTTGTTACAGATGATTCTTTTTTAAATCTAGATGGAGGTGCCGGTACGTCAACAACATAAAATTTACCATCTTTATGTTTGTGAACATATGATTTATGCGAAGCTTTACCAGATCCAACTAATTGATCATTATGAAGCGTGGCCCCGCGGCGATCATTAAACCCTTTACTAACAACTTTCATTTTGTCTATTTGAGCTTCATTCATTTCTTCTTCCTCTTTGCCTTGGGACCGCAGCCGTAATCTTTTTTTAACTTCTTGAGGTGTAACTCTTTTAATATCGCCAACTGCTTTTGATGGATTGCGAAGAAGGCCAACTAAATCTTTTCTTAATTCTTCTCTATTTGCAGAATTAACATACATCGTAGGTAACCCTTCAATCTTTACTTTAAAATACATATCCTCATTTAGACCAACCATACATGATTCACTAATTATTTCTACT